GTCCCACTTGTGGCACGTCAGTGACCCACGTGTGGCACGCCGACTCCCCGGACTGGCAGCGGTGAGCCTGGGCCTGTCCTGCCCGCGACTGCTCGGTAGGCGCAAACATGCTGAAAGCCCCGTGTTTATTGGTCCACGCGTCCACTTACGCTTGCCGTGACACCTATAAATTGCTATGTTGAGATGGGTTTTTTCACGCTGCGGAAGGGCAAACTTTCATCTATCCCAGCTGACTTTTCCGGCCCAATCTCCGCATCCCCCCTACAGCTCGTCGCCTCAAATCGCGTCATGACCAAACGTCATTTACTGTATGCGTATACAGTATTGGATTCGTACCCATGAACAGTGATGAAGACACCCTCGGATGGCTTGGTCTCCCCACCCCACTGCAGATGTACCGACAGCATTGCCGTCTGCTGGAGAACGAGATCCAGGAACTCAATCTGCAATTACGCAAAGCGCGGGCAGACGTTTTCGGTATCAGTCAAATGCTTCTGGAAACCCAGGCGAAGAACACTGAGTTTGCGGGGTATCTGCGGGAACGTGGGGCCGAAGCCGCAGCAATGCGTAAGCAAATCGCCGACCTGACCACATTGTCCAATGTGAGCAGGCGGGAGGCGGACGAGCTGCGGCGCATCGTCAATGAAATGAGACCTCGGCCGACCACGATTGTCTAAGGTCAAACGGAAAGAGGGTTTGCCATGTGCGGAAGACTGTCGCAGTACCGGGGAATCCACGACTTTGTTGCGGCACTGAGCATGCCCAATGCCCTGGCAAACTCGGTAGGTGATCAGCCGATCGAGCGATACAACGTCGCCCCAACGACCCACGTGGCGTTACTACACCTGCAGGGCGAGCTGCTACACGCCGATTCTGTGCGATGGGGGTGGCGACCGCATTGGGCTAAAGACCGGGCCGCGCCCATCAATGCACGTGTCGAAAAGGTTGCACACGGCCCGTTCTTTAGGGCGATCTGGCCACACCGTGCGATCACGCCTATCGACAACTGGTTCGAGTGGGTTGATGAAGGCGGACCGAAGAAACAGCCTTATCTGATCCGCAGGCGGGACGGGAAACCGATCTTGTGCGCAGCCATTGGCCAGCTACCAGACGCTGATGAAGGCCCCGGCGAGCATGACGGTTTTGTGATCATTACCGCTGATAGCGCTGGCGGCATGGTGGACATCCACGACAGAAGGCCCGTGGTACTTACACACGACCTTGCCCGCGAATGGCTGGATCCGGCAACGCCGAAGGAACGTGCCGAGCAGATGGTGTTGCACCAGGGCGAGCCGTCCGAAACCTTTGAATGGTTCAAGGTCAGCACCGCCGTGGGCAACGTGAGAAATAAGAACGCCAGCTTGATTGAGCCCGCTCCTTAGAACAGACCGCCCAATGCATTGGGCTCCCAATTCATGATGATCAGCTCCCCGCTGACCTCGGCCTTCCCCTGCCGCTGATTAGCCGTGCTGTATCGGATGTCCACCGTTTCGAAGTGAAACCCGTCAAACACACGCCGAATATCTGGATGGTCGTTAATGCTCACCATCACCTTGCCTTTGCAGCGGCGCATAAAGTCGGCCATTCGCTCGTAGTGTTCAAAAGGAAAGTCCACGCCATAGCCTGCGGTCTGCCAGTAAGGCGGATCCATGTAGTGGAAGGTATGCGGCCGGTCGTACCGCTCCGCGCATTCCAGCCAGCCCAGGTTCTCGACGTAGGTACCCGACAGCCGTTGCCAGGCAGCAGACAGGTTCTCCTCGATCCGCAGCAGGTTGATGGCAGGGCCAGTGGTGGCAGTTCCGAAGGTCTGCCCGCTGACCTTGCCGGCGAAGGCATGGTGCTGCAGGTAGAAAAACCGAGCAGCCCGCTGGATGTCGGTGAGCGTTTCAGGCCTGGTCATCTTCTGCCATTCGAACACCTGGCGAGAGCTGAGCGCCCACTTGAACTGCCGCACGAACTCTTCCAGGTGGTTCTGCACCACGCGGTACAGAGTCACCAGGTCGCCGTTGATGTCATTGAGAACTTCAACCGGCGCGGCCTGGGGCCGCATAAAGTAGAGAGCGGCGCCGCCGGCAAAGACCTCGACGTAACACTCGTGAGGTGGAAACAGCGGAATAAGGCGATCTGCCAGACGGCGTTTGCCGCCCATCCAAGGGATAATTGGTGTGCTCATTAAGTGATCCTTGTTTCGACAATTGGATTCGCTTAGGCTTCGCACCCCCTGCGCAGTGGGGCGAGGCCTTGGTTGGAGCACTCGGCGTGTTCGAGTGTTTCAGCGTCGAACCGGTGTTGACGCACCGGCTCGTCGCCTCGTTTACTGCGCGGGGGTACTACTTCCCCCCGGTTGGAAGCTCAAATTCCTTGAAGCTGACGACCTCTTCACCCAGCCACTCGTTTACCTGAGCCAGCCTCGCCTGTAGCGGTTCCAGTTCGTTGACCGCCCAAACTTCAGCAGCCTCCCGCAACGACCCAAAACCGCCTGCGTTCTGCGGCACGATGCCCATCAACTGCGGCGGAATCCGTAAAGCCGCAAGTAGATCGTCACGGCTGATGTTCTTGATCGAGGTGAATTCATCCTTGGCCGCCACTTCGCTCACGGGTATGAGCTGAATGCCGTCCTTCTTCCCGGCCGGCGCATACACGAACAGGTTGCGGAAGTTGCCAGGCCCTTTGGAGTTTTTCAGCGCGGTCCGCAGTGAATCGATGTCCTCTTCCTTCTGCGCTGCGTCGGTCATGTACAGGATGAAACCGGCATGGCTGCCGTTGTTGTAGTACTTGCGACGGAACAGCGTGGCGCTCTCGTTGAGCAGCGCGCTTTGCAATGCTGCAAGCCACTCCGGCAGGCCGTAGATCTCCTGATTGATATCGGCCTCACGCAAGTGACAGATCGATCCAGGGGCGAATTCGTGCTCATCCTTCCAGCCACGCACCTGGTAATAGGTCTCCATATCCACGCCCCGGCGCATGTACTTCGCCAGTGGCGGCAGTAAGCCCATGGTGTTGCGGAGCATGTTGTTGCGCTTTTCGAGGTAGCAGTTGCCGCACCAGAGCCAGTCCAGAGCGAACTGTTCAAAGGCCTGACGGCTCAACAGCCGGTGGGGTACGAACGTGCGGGCGAGCATATTGCGCTTGAAGTTCAGCCCTGATTGAAGGTACACGCTGGCCCGCGTCGTCTTCGCCAGGCCGTCCATGGACATCGGCGTTTCAAACCAACGCCCGTTGGCCCAGCACTCCAGATAGTCGAGGATCTCCCTGCTATCCAGAACCGGCGCCGGATCGCCGAAGGTGAACGCCTCAACCGGCCCGGATTCAGGCGGCAGCACGTCCCCTTCAATGGGTTGCTCGGCGGTGGCCAATTGGGTGCCGCGCTTGCGTCTGCTCATCAGTAGGACTCCATAAATCCGGTGTTCGACGTGGTCTGCCCTTCGAGGGGTTCGTTGTGCAGTGCGTGGAATGTTGCCCACGCCAAATCGGCATGGCCGGTTTCGTCAGTGCGACCGGCCGTGTAAGTAAATTGGCGCCCGGAGGCGGTGATTGTTTTGCGGATAGCCATCAGCGACTGGGCCAGGTCGGTCCAGCCGGCATCGAACTCCAGGCGACCGTTCTTGATGACGTCATAGGCCTTCAGAACCAGGCGCGTTTTGACTTCGGGCGAATAGCTGAAAGCGGTGATGTTCGGGAAGAACTGCTTCACCAGCTGCGCCACGCCTGAGCCCATGCCGGTTATGTCGATACCGATGTAAGTGACCCAATAGCGTTTGGTGACCTGGCGAATCGCCTCAGCCTGGGCCGCGAAGTCCATGCCCCGGAATTGGTGCTTTTCCAGAACCCGAAACTTGCCACCTGGCACCATCGGAGGTGCGATCACTACCAGGCCGGCGCTGTCGCCACTCTCGGCGGGGTCGTAACCCACCCACACCTGACGGTCGCCAAACGGCCGTGCGGCAAATGGCTTGTAGTCCTGGGCCCATAGGTCCCAGCTGTCCACCATGCAAGGTTGCAACATCGCCAATGGGAAGATGCTCGCCCCGTCGTCGATGAACTGGCACATCAGCAGGTTCTGGAAAGCCTCGGCATCGTATTCCTGGCGCAGCTCGTCGAGGTCGAACAGATCGCAGCCACGGTCTTCCGCATCCAGGATGGTGACGATCTGCCGCCAGACCCGGTCCTCACACAGCCGGCCCTGCTGCAGCGCGTTATGAGAGACGTCGATTTTGACCCGTTGCGCCGCTGGCTTGCCCTTGTTGAACCGCTCACCGGTCCAGAACGTATAGGCTTCGTGCGCCATGCTGGACGGCGTCGAAAAGTAGGTCCGTCGGTATTGCTTCTGCATCGCCATGCCGCTGGCGACCTTGTTCAGTTCCTTGAACTTAAACGTCCAGAAGAATTCGTCGAAGTAAAAATTGCCGTGGTAGCCCTGGGCAGTACGGGCATTGGTGCCCAGGAAGTGCAGCTCTGCGCCATTGCCCAGAATGATTGGATCACCCGTCAGCTCGACACCGACCACCTCACGGGCAAAGGCCTGAATGTAGGCTTTGAAGATATGCGCCTGGTTTTTCGAGGCCGACAGGAATATCTGGTTACGACCTGTCGTGAGCGCATCGATCAGAGCTTCTCGGGCAAAATAGTAGGTCGCACCAATCTGCCGTGATTTGAGGATCGCGCGGGTCCGCTGGTTGCCTGCTTTGTACCAATCAAGCTGATAACCGAAACAGCCATCAATGAACGCCTCAGTCAGCTTTTCGATGTGTTCTTCGTCGAACTCGTTGCGCTTCGGCGCCTTCTTCGGCCCCTCGTTGCGCTTGGCCAGGTTTGGATTCAGTTCGGTTTCGGTGCCGCCGTCGTTGAAGCGCTGAATACGGGCCTGGCGCTCCAACTGGCGGTGCAGCAGGTCAATTTCTTTGTAGTCAGAACCTGACTTCGGGTCCTTGAGGATCAGTTGCACCAGGCGGGCTTCGGTCGCCGCCTGGATGCGCTCCAGGGGTGTCGCCCTGTCCCATTCGTCGCGGGCCTTCCAGCTGTGCAGGGTCTTTTCTTTCTCCCCGATCAGCTCGGCGATCTCGCACACGCGATAGCCCTGCCAATACAGGTGCTTGGCATGGCGACGGTGATCAGTGGGCAATTCGACGATGGCATTCATGGCGCAGATGCTGCCGCTCGCGCGCGTACAGTTCCCGCGTCGGTCCTTGTAGCGCCTCGATCTACAACAGCGCCTCGTTGCCCGTCGCGCTCGCGCTCAACAACATGCGCTCATCGCCAAGGCACACAGCCACCGCACTGAGGATTCACGCATGGCCGGCAAAACCGACGTACCAACCAAGAAACACCGCTCCAAGTTCTTCCGCGTCGCCGTCGAGGGCGCCACCACCGATGGTCGCCAGATCGAACGCCAATGGTTGGTCGACGCCGCCGAAACCTACAGCCAAAACACCTACGGCGCACGGGTCTGGATTGAGCACATGCGCAGCTTGCTGCCGGACAGCCCCTTCCGCGCCTACGGTGATGTGGTCGCGCTTAAGACTGAGGAAGTCGAGATCGCCGGCGCCAAAAAGCTCGCCCTGTTCGCTCAGATCGAACCCACTGCCGACCTGATCACCATGAACAAAGCGCGGCAGAAAATGTTCACCAGCATCGAGATCCGCCCGAAGTTCGCCGATACCGGGCGGGCCTACCTGGACGGAATCGCGGTCACTGATACCCCGGCGAGCCTGGGTACCGAAATGCTGACCTTCAGTGCTAACAACCCAGCCTTAAACCCGTTGGCTACCCGCAAACGCGATCCCGGCAACCTGTTTTCCGAGGCAGTCGAGATCGAACTTGAATTCGAAGAAGTTGAGGATGAAAGCGGCAAGGTCGTAGGCCTGTTCAACCGCGTTCTCGAACTACTCGGCAAGAGCAAGGACAAGGAAGGCAAGGACGCCACTCTTTTCACTGAACTCGGCGAGGCCGTTGAAGCCATGGCCGAGCACGTCGCCAACCAGGGCGAAGCGTTCACGGCGGAAAAGTCTGCCCGCGAAAAGCTCCAGGCCGCCCACGACAAGCTGTCCACCGACTTCACGTCGCTGGTCACCAAACTCGAAAAAACCCCGGACACCACCGGTCAGAAACCGCAGTACTCCGTTCGCCCGCCGGCTACGGGCGGTGACGGCGCGCTCGTCACCGACTGCTGATCCACACCACGGACAACACCCAGCCAAGGAACACCGGAGAACACCATGCGTAACGATACCCGCGTCCTGTACAACGCCTACCTGCAACAACTCGCGCAATTGCATGGCGTGAGCGACGTCACCACTAAATTCACCGCCGCCCCAAGCGTCGCCCAGACACTGGAAACCCGGATTCAGGAATCCAGCGCGTTTCTCAGCGCCATCAACGTATTCGGCGTTTCGGAGCAGTCGGGTGAAAAAATCGGCATCGGTATCGACGGCACTATCGCCAGCACCACCGACACCACGCTTAAAGATCGCGAACCCCGCGACCCTAGCGGCCTGGACAACCGTGGGTACACGTGCACCCAGACCAACTTCGACACCGGTATCCGTTACCAGAAGCTTGATCAGTGGGCAAAGTTCAAGGACTTCCAGGCACGGATTCGCGACGCCATCATCAAGGCACAAGCACTCAACCGCATCATGATCGGTTGGAACGGTACCAGTCGCGCGGCAACATCCAACCCAGCCACCAACCCACTGTTGCAAGACGTGAACGTCGGTTGGTTGCAGAAAATGCGCCTGGAGAACGCCGCTCGTGTCTTGCATGAAGTAGTCGACGGCAGCGGGAAAATTCAGATCGGTGCGGGCAAGGACTTCGAAAACATCGACGCCCTGGTCGTGAGTATGGTCAATGAGTTCATTGAGCCCTGGTATCAGGAAGATACCGACCTGGTGGTGATCTGTGGTCGCCAACTGCTGGCCGACAAGTACTTCCCGATCATCAACAAATCCCAGGCACCGACGGAAATGCTCGCGGCCGATATCGTCACGAGCCAGAAGCGTATTGGCAACCTGCCGGCCGTACGTGTACCGCACTTCCCGGCGAACGGCCTGCTGGTGACCCGTCTCGATAACCTGTCGCTGTACTGGCAGGAAGGCACTCGCCGCCGCACTGTTGTCGACAACGCCAAACGCGACCGCATCGAGAACTTCGAATCGGTTAATGAAAGCTACGTGATTGAAGACCTGGGCTGCGCTGCCATGGCCGAAAACATCACCCTGAGCTGAGGCGGGCAATCATGACTAACCCCTGCCGCCGTCACTTCCAACGCACCACAGCAGCGGTTGCAGCCGCTGCTGTGGCTGGCCCTGCAATGACCATGGAA